GTTTAGTTACATCAACTTAGCGGCTTATGTTGCTACTTTGGCTGGTGGAACTGGTGTAACAATCGTAGGACTTGCAACAACAGCCGCGACTGCTGGACAAGCATCTCGTTGGCAAGTAGTTGTAACTGCTCCAACAACAGTATCAATTTACCGCATAGCATAATGCAAAAACTTGTTCTCAGGCAGATGATTGCTAACGGAAAACAACTCAATCACGGCGACATTGTTGATGTTACAGGCTGGAAGTATGTTGAGAAATTGACACAACAGCGTTATTTAACTGACGCGCCTGAAGTCAAACTTAAAGAAAAAACCACCAAATAATTACGGGGTGGTAATTCAGAAATGAGTTGCCACCTTTTTTAATGAGGAGTTAGCATGGGTTTAAGTTATACAAGAGTTTCTGTCACAACTTCGCCCACTATTTTAACCATTGCCGCACTTGATGGTGGAAGAAGCGGTAAATCTGTTTGTATTCAAAATCCTTCAGGCGGGGCTACCGTCTATCTTGGTGATGCAAGCGTAACCTCATCGGTCTATGGGTACGCCCTTGCTGGTGGTTCTGATTTTGTTATTGAGTTGAGTAAACAAGAAGATATTTATGGCGTTGTCGCCTCTTCCACCCAAACGGTCAATGTAATGCGACAAGGGGTATAAGAAATGGCAGTTTCAGGAGCAGTTATGCCAATTACCACAGCCCGAAGTGCAATCTCACTTGGGGGCGGAAGTCGTGGGCAAAAGATGTATATTCAAAATACAAGCGCCGCTGTTATTTATCTCGGAGGCTCTGATGTTACAACTAGCGTTTTTGGTTGGGCTTTGCCAGCAACAAGCGGAACATTAACAGTTGAACTTGAGTACGGAGAATCTCTTTACGCTATCGCTGGTTCTAGCGTTAATCTAAATGTTCTACGCATAGGGGTTTAACCCATGGCGTTACCAGCCTCACTTTCTACTTGCACAGTTGAAGGTACCTATGTTGATCTAATTGGCAACCCAGTCAGCGGGTCAGTTACTTTTACGCCTCAAACAATTCTCAAAGAAACAACTTTGAATGTAATTATGATGCCAACTGCCATTGTTAAAACCTTAGATGCAACAGGTTCGCTAACTTTGACCCTACCTTGCACAAGCGATACAGATGTAGCGCCTCAACCTTTTATTTACACAATTGTTGAAAACTTTACTGGTGGTAGAACTACGCAGATTGCACTTCCTGTCGAGGTCGCTGGCACCACCCAAAACCTTGCTGACTTGCTTCCTGCGGTCACTTTAGCCGAATCTACTTCTTATGCCACCCTAACCCAATACACAAGCCTCTTAGCCGATTACACGGCTGATGAGTTGGTAAGGGTAATTGTTGTTGATGCTGAAGATTATTCTGAAAACGCTTCTACTTACGCTACGAGTACAGCAACAATAGCCACACAAATAGCCGATTTTACCCCAAAAATGTTTTTACTAATGGGGCTTTAATATGGCTGAGCCGTATGTACCAATTGCCGATTACACCGCCGCTCTTGCGGTTTTAACCTCTATTGAAATTACAACCGATGCTATCGCTACTGACGCGACAGCCTTGGCTACCGCTCAAACATCAGCGTTGAGTTCAAAGACAAGCGCTCAAACTCTTTTAGATAGTAAATTTAATTTCTTTTTCTTGGTTGGTGGCTAATGGCACTTCCAGCCAATTTAAGTACAATCACTATCACAGGTGCCTATGTTGATTACTCAGGAGATGCAATAACTGGTCAAATTACTTTTACTTTAGGTGATGTACTTCGATCAGGCATTGATAATGTGATGGTTGTTCCCTCAACCGTAGTTGTACCTTTAGTAAGTGGCGCGTTTTCTGTAACACTTCCAGCAACAAATGACCCAGATGTAATTCCCAACCCATATACATATACCGTTGTAGAGTCTTTTGTTGGTGGTCGCACCTACACAATTAGCGTTCCATATAACGGGGGCGCTATAGATTTAGCAGATGTAAGCCCTGCTCCTACTCTGGCGACTACTTATGTCCAGTTGATTGATGATACTACCTTTACAACCCTTGAAACAAACATAACTACCCTTGACACAAAAATTGACCAAGCAACTCAAACGATTATTGCTTCAGGGAAATATTGGTATATTCCAAGCACTTATACAACCTATACCCAAGTAGATAGTGCTTTTGCTACCTATACGGCTTTAACTGCATCCACATATAACCTAAATAATGCTGACATTTCTGCCTTCTTATCGTCGGCTCAAGCATCGGCATCTACAGCATCAAGTAGCCTCACTACGGCAACAAATAACGCATCCGCTACAATACATCCATTGCTTTTAATCGGAGGATAGTTCATGGCAACATCGTACAAAGTGATTGCTCAACAGGCATCCACATCATCATTGACCAGTATGCTTACCGTCAATGCGGCAACTGAAACCATCATTTCAAGTATGGTCGTTTGTAATCGCGCGGCGAGCGCACAAACTTACTCAGTTGTAATTCGCCCTAATAACGCGACCCTAGCCGATAAACATTATATTGCTTACAACACCCCGATTGCCGCTAATGCAACAGTTGTTTATACAATTGGAATGACTTTAGATGCTACAGATCAACTTTATATTATGTCTGCTGGAACCGACCTTTCTTTCACTCTCTTTGGAAGCGAGATAGCATAATATGGCAATAACAACCAATGGCGGGGCTGGAACAGCATTATCGGTTTCCGCAGATTTAGCGGCGGCAATATCTGATGAATCAGGAACAGGCGTAGTTGTATTTAATGTTCTGCCTACTTTTGGTACTACTGGTGTAAAACTTAGCGGATCTACTTCTGGAACAACAACAATTGTTTCAGGTGCTACTGCTGGAACTTCAGTACTTACTCTTCCAGTTGCTACCGATACTCTTGTAGGAAAAGCAACATCAGACACTCTTACAAATAAGATTCTTACTAGCCCAACTTTAACAACCCCTGCTCTTGGAACTCCAGCATCAGGTGTTATGACAAATGTGACTGGACTTCCTTTAACAACGGGTGTTACTGGAACACTTACAGCAACAAATGGCGGTACAGCACAATCAACTTACACAACTGGTGATTCTATTTATGCAAGTGCTTCAAATACCTTGTCTAAATTGGGCATTGGTAGCACAGGACAAGTTCTTACTGTCGCCGCGGGAATCCCAAGTTGGGCTACTCCAGCGGCAGGTACAACCGCCAACGACCAAGCCTTCGCCTTTGCGGTGCAGGTATTCGCTTAAGGAGAAATAAATGGCAACAACAGTATCTAGAATCCCTATATCGGGAGCCGCACACGGCGTAGGTGTTTTGGTAGTGGCAACTGCAACTGCGGGAACACTTATTCATACAGCACAATCATCTGTAACAGATTGCGATGTCGTAACTTTGTACGCAACAAATAACGATACTGCATCAATCAACCTAACCATTGAGTATGGTGGAGTAAGTTCGCCTACCGACCTTATTAAATTGTCAATACCTGCCACATCAGGACTTACTTTGATTCTTCCTGACCTTGTAATTCGCAACTCCCTTGTTATTAGAGCATTTGCGGGAACAGCAAGCAAGATTACCGTTCACGGATTTGTAAACCGCGTAACAACTGTCTAAGAGGGAGTCACCGTGTCCTTAGCGACCAGACTATTATCGGCGAATCCAGGAGCGCAGGTTTCTACTGCGCTTACTGGGTCTTTGACCACCCAAGGTGCTAAGGGTGCTTTTGCGCCACCAATTTATGTTTTATTTTCAGAAGCCCAAAATGGTTCTGCTAATGTTTTTGTGACTCCTTGGACAAATGCAGGTGGGTTTGGTACGGTAATTGCAAAACCTTCAGTACGATCAACAGACCCTTTATCCGCAAGATTTAATCCTGCCGCAACAGTAATGACTTTAACATCTTCTACTACTTCAACTGGTGAAACTTGGGCATTTAATCCAACAACAGGTACTTTTGGAACTGAATATACTTCTATAGGTACTGCCCGATACTCAAGTGCACAATGGCACCCATTAGGAACTTTTTGTCATTGGGGAAATGATTACCCTAACAATGTAAGAAAAGTCAAACCTTGGGATGGTAGCGCTTGGGGTACAACTGTTGCCGAACCTGCTGGTTGGACAGCCGCGGCAAACTATGGTTTTAAGTGGGCTCCCGATGCTCTTTCTACCGTCATAACAGAAAGGCTCCCTGTAAACTCAGCCCAAGGATGTTCTGCTTATGCTTGGACTGATGCAAGTGGGTTTGGTACTAGGTACGGTTTACCACCAGCAGTTTTTGGTTATCCAGAAACAGACTATGTTGGTTGGCATCCAACTGGTAACGCAGTAAGTATTTCAGGCTATTCCGCTTCACCTCAATTCTGGACTATTGCTTGGACAAACGGTAGTGGATTCGGTACTGCTTATAGTAATGCGGCAAGTATAAATACAACAGGTCAAAGTACAAGTGTGCAATTTAGCGAAAGTGGAGCAACTATTTCTGTTACTTATGCTAATAACTCTGGTACCACAGCAGACCAAACAGCAGTTTATCCATTTACCGTTGCTTCAGGGTATGGAACAAGATATACTTCACCTACTACAAATACAGCCTATAGAAGTTTTAGTTCTCACTTTACTGCCGATGGAAAGGCTTTAATGATAGTACATCAAGATGCACCAAAATATCACGGTCACGCTTTTACCGAGGGAACAGGTTTTGGAAGTAAATATACTGACCCAACCAATACCGGCGCATCATACAGCGGTTGGGTTTGGGTTAGCAATAGAAATCCATCGCACGGTAACTAACACAACAATAGAAAAGGAAAAAAATGTCAGAAAATACACTACCACCAGTAACACCTTTAACACCAGTTGAACTTCGTCAATTAGAAGTTGATGCTTATACCAATAACATCACAGTTTATACAGCAATTATTGCTACGCTTAATGGTGCTTGGGATGCAGATTTAATTCAATATAAAGGTGTAAATCACCACGATGCCGCCCGTGATTGCCCATTTGAAAGAGTAGAACGGCTTGCAGAGTTACAACAATTTGACCACTTTTCCGGTTTAATTAAAACTGAAATGATTGAACGCGCTAAAGCAAATTCAATTCTTACTGCATTACAAGCGCAAATTTAATTCAACCGCAGTAAGAAAGGCAGAAGATGTCACCACATCTAAGGCTACAAACATGAATGTAGAGAAATCAAACGAAAGATTATTCATGGAGATAGCACTTCAAGAAGTGAGCAACGAACTTGCCATAACACCTGAATACAAAGGAATGTTAGAGCATATTAACGCTAATCTTCCTGCTATTAGTAGAGATTCTCAAAACTTCTATAAATCTTCATCTCAGTACAAAAATGTTACCTTAGATGTTACTGACCTTACTCCGATGAGTTCTTTGAAGCATATCTTGGCGGTTATTGACCAGACCCGTTCTGCCCTTGAAGAAGCCCACATAACAGTCAAGCGTAAACAAATTGAGTTAAAGAAAAAAACAGAAGCGCATGATGAGGCACAAGATGGTTACGATAAAGAACTTCTTTGGGTTGATATTATTGAAATTAACAACCACTTGAATAATTCTGAAAATGCAGTCAAAGGCGCTGTGCGCAAATTAAGTTTTTTCACTACCCAATACCAAGCGATTATGCAAAAATTGGGTTTGAATGAGATTACCGAAGAAGATTATGAAAAAAATGAATCACGCCATCATGTTATGACCGCCTTAAAACAAGCCTTATGCGCGGCAAGGACTCGGGGTGGAGTAATAGATGAGGGCAACCATATTTATTTATTTGATATGGGAATCAATGGAGCGGTTGTACAAGCAGAAGTTTTTGCTTTTTTACAAGCAGAACAGGAAATGCTTGAAAAAGGTCAAGAACCAACACAGGAAATAACAATGAGATGGCTTGAGGCTTGCGCGGATAAGTTTGCCGACTGTGGGGCTAAGTTCGCTGAACTTCGTGGATTTATACCACTTGATAAGAAATCACTAACAGGGGAGATTACAAGTGGCGAAAAAAGTAATTAGTTACAGATTAAACGAAAATGGAACTATCCCTGATTTTGTAGAAGATGGGGGATATTATCCAAAAGGAGAGGCTCCACTTACCATGGTTCTCCTTGGTATATCACAATACGGTGCGGATTTATCCGGTATCGAGGCTGAGTTCCCTGATGAAGCAAGTGCTGTTACTTATGTGAACACATATTTGCCTGACATTACGGTTATTGACCCAATTACAAGTGAAGAAAGAGTATTTATTGTCACCGAGGCAGTAGCAAACCTCTTTGCTAAACTAGCGTAACTAAAGAATTAAGGGGTGAGTAAATGCCACATCTAGGGCTACAACGCATAATGATTCCTGGCTCACAAGTTTCTACTTTGACAACTGGTGCTATCACCTTGACTGGAGCAAAAGGAAGTTTTGTTTCGCAAACTAGAGGCATTTTTTCTTCTGGTGTTGGTTCAGGTGGCACACCGGCAAATGTGATTGATTATGTAACAATCGCATCAACAGGAAATGCTACAAGTTTTGGCACAATGAGTGTTTCCCGTGATCGTGTAGGTGGAGGTTCTTCTACTACGAGAGCGGTTTTTGGTGGTGGATATAATGTGGGAACTCAATACGCCACAATTGATTATATTACAACTGCAACGGCTGGAAATGCGGTAAACTTTGGTTCTTTGACTAATGCAAGATACGCGGGAACTGGATGTTCTTCAGAAACAAGGGCGATACACGCAGGAGGTTACAATTCCGCATATTTAGACCAAATGGAGTATGTAACAATTGCAACTACTGGAAACTCTACAAGTTTTGGCGCTTTAACGGTTGCTCGAGCAAATCTTGCTGGTTGCCAGTCACCAACAAGAGGTGTTTTTGGTGGTGGGTATGTTTCGAGTGCGCTTAACACAATTGATTATGTAACAACCGCAACTACTGGAAACGCGACAACTTTTGGTACCCTAGGTACCGCTCGAGCAAGCATCGGTGGATGTTCTTCAACGACGAGAGGACTTTTTGCGGGTTCTGGCACGGCAGGTTTAATTGAATACATAACAATTGCAACCACGGGAAATGGAACGACTTTTGGCAATTTAAGTAATAGCCGAGCCAACTGTGGTGGTGCATCTTCATCCACAAGAGGACTTTTTGGGGGTGGTTCATCACTTACGACTATAATTGATTATGTCACAATTGCAACTACTGGAAATGCGGTAAGTTTTGGCGCTTTGACAGTCGCAAGATATGACACGCAAGGTGTTTCGGAAGGTCAAGGTAGCCTTGATTAAGCAATACCAGTTTCCCTACAATACAAAAAAAAGATTGATTTAGAAGGAGTAAATTATGGCAGGTACAACAACTAAGGGGTTTAGATACCCAACCGCAGGTGATAACCCTGCTGTTCATACTGATTTTCTCAACCTAGCCACCGATATTGATACTTATTTTGACACCCCACAGCACACAACAAGCATTATTTTTGAGGGCGCAGTTGCCGATGCTTATGAAACCGTTTTGCAAGTTGCTGAGCCAACAGCCGATAGATTTGTAACAATCCCAGACGCAACAGATACTTTAGTTGGTAAAGCCACTACAGATACCCTCACCAATAAAACTTTAACTTCTCCAATAATAAATAGTGCCACTATTTCACTAGGCAGTAATCTTGTCGCGGGAACTTACAAAATTACTGGTTTAGGTAATTCATCTGAAACCACCGACACAGATGCAGTCAATGTTAAATCTGCCTTAAATCTTGCTCGAGTTACTAACTTTATGCTCGGCGGGATGTAGTGGCTTTTACTTATTCCGGCGACCCAACCACTTCAACTCGAAACGCAGTTAGGTTCTTACTTAACGATACCGATTCGGGTGATGTGCTTTTTACCGATGCTGAGTTGGATTATTTAATTGCCGAATGGGTAAATGTTTATGAAATTTGTCGCGCCGCGTGTGAAACCCTTGTTTCTCGTTTTAGCCGTTTAGCAGATTCAACTTCAAAAAGCGTAGGAGATATTTCTGTATCCCAGTCCTACACCGCTAAATCAAAACAATACCAAGACCTTGCTAATAACTTCCTTCAACGCCGTATGCGTAAAACCCCTCCTACCATGTGGGCTAACGCTGATTCCTTGCTATCAACCAACGACAGAATGGTGCAGGATTACAACACAGATTTCTTTGCTGGAGTTCACGATAATCCAAACAGCAATTATTTAGATAAACCAGTTAATAGTTAGGTAGGTAGCCATGGCAGATGCTATCTACTCAAAAGTTGTTGAATTTATGACCGATACGGTTGTATTCACGGCTAAAAGCGCAGTTGATAAATACAACAAGCCTACTTTTGCCGGAACTGAAACTTCTGCCGTTGGTCGTCTTATTTATGGCGCTTCAAAAACGCGAGATGTGCAAGGTGTTGAAGTAACCGACATTGGGCGTTTTATTACCTACGGTCCTCAAACAACACTTACCGTTGGTCATAAAATGGTTATTGGCTCAAAAACATTTACTGTCAATGGCGTTGATAACATTTCAGATGAAAATGGTTCTCACCACACCGTTATCAGGTTTGGCAGATAAGTGGCTACCTACTCATTTACTTTAGAAGGAATGGATGACCTACAACGGGTATTAAAAAATCTTAAAGATCAAAGCGGCGCAGTCATGGGTCAAGCGCTGTATGAAGAAGCAAATGTGATTTTTGCCAACTCACAAGTTCTTGTTCCGGTAGATACCGGCGTACTACGAGGCTCAGGTGGAGTATCTGCACCGCAAATGGGAACTCGAGGTTACTTTGTAGATATATTTTATGGAGGACCTGCCGCCCCTTATGCCCTTTATGTCCATGAGATTATCGGCAACTATCACAATCCACCAACACAGGCTAAATATCTTGAGCGACCATTGATGGACAGAATCCCTGCAATTCAACAAAATCTAGCAAAGAGAATTTCACATATCGCACAAAGTAGGGGTGTCTAATGGCTACCATTTTAGAAGCAATTGGTGATTATCTTGTTACCAACTCATACGGCACTTTAGGCACAAATATTTTTCTTGGAACCTTGCCTGAAACCCCTGATGCTTGTGTCGCAGTCTATGAAAATGCCGGTTCTCCTCCTGCTTTTACAATGGGAACTGGTGGCATAGTAATTGACTACCCAATGCTTCAAATTATTTGTAGAGCAGAACGAGAGGATTATCCAACTGCCCGAGATAAGGCTGAGAATATTCGCAACACGCTTGCTTCGGTTGTTGCTATTACAGTTTCAGGTATTAACATTATGAGAATAGAGCCAATGGGTTCTGTGAACTTGTTAGGAGTAGACCCTAAATATCGCCCATTAGTATCGGTAAACTTCCGATGTCTAGTGAGGACATGACCACGGAGCCGTCGGCTCCACTAGAGAGAGTGGCAGACCCCTATGGCAGAAACGCAACGACAGATGAGTTCCAAAGATGCTGGAAATGCGAAAGACTCCTCTTTGAAAGTGCAACGCGCCCATGGAGTATTAGATGTTCCCGTTGTAAGTCTAAAAATAAATCAGGATGATTTATTAAACGATCTCAATGCTTTAATTGATAACGGAATCCATCGTGGAGGTTGCTCCGTTGGCAAGATGGTTAATGAGTTGGAAAAACCATTACAAATTAAATTAAATGAAATTTTTTGTAATACAAAAATTGATTCCGCTTCCCTTCGTAAAGTTTTAGGCACTTATGGACTTGCAGTATCATCTGCTGATGTACTTCGTAGACATCGGCGCAGACTCATGGGTAAGGATGGCTGTAAGTGTTTAATGAACGATTTAGTGGTATTAAGTGAGTCTTGATGAAGCCTTAGATAAATTACTGCAAACAACCGAGATGAATTCAGTTCAAAAAACTGAGCCTCGTCAAAGGCAAGCCGAATGGTTGCCAGGAGTTGCTTGGCAAGGTGAAGAAGGAACAGTTACTACTCAGCCAATGGAAGGCGACAACGCCCCCGATTGGTCGGGAGTTCTAAAATTGTGGGGGCTTGACCCTGACGCTTTTACTGTCGTTGAACCTGTACTGTTTAATGTGTGGGGCGATACTTCTGGAGTCCTTAACCGTCAATGGAAAGGCAAAGTAGTTCGCAAAGGCAAACACGAAGTTGCCGATATTGAAGCCTTGATGCAAGAGATAAGAAAACATAAACCTAAACCACCTAAGCCTTTTGTTGGAAACGCTAGTTTAGTAATATGCGCCTCTGATTGGCAGATAGGTAAAAGAGATGGCGACGGATTAAAAGGTTTAGTAGGGCGATGGTTACAGGCTATAGATGATGTTGAGTTCAGATTAAAAGAATTGCGTAAGATGGGTCGCTCTATTGATTCAATTGTTGTTCTCTGTCTTGGCGATTTAGTCGAAGGATGCGACGGTCATTACGATATTCAAACTTTTACAGTTGAAGTAGACCGGCGCGATCAAGTAAAAATTGCTCGTAGATTATTGCGAGATGCCCTAATCCGTTGGTCAAAAATAGTTCCAGAAATTACCGTAGCCGCAATTGGTGGAAACCACGGGGAGAACCGTAAGAACGGAAAAACTTTTACAACTTTTGGCGACAATGATGATGTTGCCCTTGTTGAGTCCGTAGCAGAAATCTTTGGTGCTAATCCAGATGCCTACGGTCATATTAAGTTTGCAATTCCAACCGATGAGTTGAGCCTGACCTTAGAGGTAAAGGGAAAGATTATTGGAATAACTCACGGTCACTTAGCCCGTGCTGGAGCAGGTGTAGAGGCTAAATTAAGGCGCTGGATTGCCGATCAAACTTTAGGTCGGCAAGCAATAGGTGATTGCGATATTTTAGTATCAGGTCATTATCACTCTTTGAAGTTAGCAGATTGGGGAGGAGTCAAATGGATTCAAGCACCAGCCCTCGACGGGGGAAGCGTATGGTGGAGGCAATCAACGGGGGAGATTGCCGATGTGGGAGTTCTGACATTCCTAGTGTCGGAGCGGGGGGTAACAGACCTCCAACTACTGCAATGAACGACCCTAGAGATATTGCCTCTTATGCCGCTGAGTTGGTGTCAGGAGATCGTCAGGAAGCCTATGGGCATCCACTCGATAACTTTACTAGGGCATCAAAGATATGGTCTGTAATCCTCGGCTGTGAGGTTTCTGCTGAGCAGGTAGCCCTTTGTATGGTCGGGATGAAGATAGCCCGTGAAGTAAATCAATCTAAGCCTGACACCGTGGTAGACGGCATTGGTTATTTCTTAACTCTTGGGATGATTCAAGAGGAGCGCCTTAAAAGGGATAATACCTAACCCTAGTTGTGGTATACTTATGTTGTTCTCAGAGAGGGGAATAACATGGCTAGACCAGTTGAAAGTTCAAAGCCTTGCGTTAAGTGTGGGCAAACCGTTGTTAAATGCGAGTCAAAAAACGGTAAATTTTATATTGCCAATATTGACATTGTTACTAGCCAATATGCTGATTACACCGCTCGGGGTAAGGCTATCTACCGCGCCCATGATTGCAATGAACATGAAATCGCTCAATATCAAGTAAAGATTGCGCGTGATTTGGCTGAAGGTGCAATTGTCAAAGGTCAAAAAGTTGTCGTAGTCAAAGGTCGTAAAGTGCCAAAAGGAACTGAAGGCGAAATCTTTTGGTTGGGTTATGAAAATTGGCACGGCGAATCTGTTTTGACACGGGTTGGAATCACGGTTGAATCAGGCGAGAAAGTCTTTGTAGATTCAAAATATGTCGAGGCTAAAGTCTTTGACCTACAACCAAGAAGCGGAGCGTAGAGATGCCAAAATTTCAAAAAGGTGATCGTGTAATTCACAAAGAAATGGGTCTTGCCACCATTGAAGATGTCCATTTCTGGTTTCCAAGAGCAGACGGCACAAAGAAAAAAATGATTTGGTATTCCGTCAGACTTGATGGCATGACAGCGATGTATGCAATGAGTCAAAATGTTGGCTCACTACGAAAAGCAAAAAAAGGCGTATAAATAATTTAGTGGTTTTTTTCGCCTGATACAATAAACCTACTGTGCGCTAGTCGCCCGAGTTCTCGTCTTACCTTTGTGTCCGTGTGACCTAGACGGTGTACTTGGGCTACCCATGCACCGTTACTAGGAGGTTTAGATGGCTAAATATCGCGTACTTCAGGGAATTGATTACCCGCCGAATAAACGCGCAGAAGTTGGCGCAATTGTTGAGGACATCCCACCGCAATCGGTGAATTGGCTGATTGAAAGCGGAATTATCGAAGAGGCTTCTAAGCCGGAAAAAAGCAAAACAGAGTTAAAAATAGTGGAACCTATTGAAGAGATTTTAGAACCAATCGAAACGGAACCCATTGTTGAGGTAGCCGTTGAATCATCAATCCCAGTTGAGGAAAAATAATGCCAACCTTTAGACACGGTAAATCAGTAAATGTTTTTATTGATAAGTATGATTTTAGTACCTATTTTAATGATATGACAGCCACAGCAAGCCAAGACCCCGTTGAAACCAGCGCGTTTGGAAGTTCGGCAAAAACTTACATTGCAGGATTAAAAGATGGCACGATTTCTTTGAGTGGTATGTTTGAAGGAACAGCCACAGGAACAGATGTTTGGTTCGATACCGTAATGGGTTCGACCACAAAACAAAAT